CATCTTTTTTCTTCTCCACTTTGCCATAAATTTCTCTTAAAATAAGTTCTCCTCGTTCTTTGTTGGCTATTATTGGATTAGCGTTTAACTGTTCCAAAGCATCTTCAAAAGAAATACCTGCATCTTTTAAGCTGCGCCATGTTTCTCTAAAATCTTTATCTGTAAACTCTCGTGGTTCGCTTAAAGCTGTTACCTTTGCATTAGCTTCTGCTTCTGTATCTCCTGCTGTTACACCAGCTTCTGGATATAATTCTTGGTATCTTGCAACATCACTAATACTTAAAGGCTCGTCTAGTGGTTCAGGTTCACCAGGTACTGCCCCAACAGCTATATCCCAATCTTTAGTTTTAGGATTCCATTGATAAAGTCGGCCACCAATAGTTCTTACCATTGGTTCTTTCTTTTCCTCCAAAAATGGAGCAGCTAATTGTGCAGCTTCAACTGCATTTTCTGCATTTCGTATTTCTTCTAGTTGCTCGTTGGTAGCTTGGCCTGTGGCCGCAACTGTTATGGCTATACCTTCAACCTTTTCTCTTTCTTCTTTTTGTTCTTTAATGAAAGCGTCTTGTTCGTCTATGGCTAATAAAGCAGCATCAGCACGTTTCTTTTGTTCTGGGGTTAAGTTGTCATAATTGGCTATTATGTTTCTTCTAAGAGTTCTTAGTTCACTTTCTTTTTCAGCAAACTCGGCATCTATGGCTTTTTGGACTTGCTCTTTAGCAAAAGTTACGTTACCTTGCATAGCTTCTACTACAGCAGAAAGTCTTAATGTTTCTATGGCAAATCCTCGTCTTACTCTAGCTGCTTCACCAGTTGCGAATCCGATAGTTTCTCCGCGTTCTCTAGCCTCTAATTCCCCCTCTAGTGCTTCAGCTTGCATTAACTTCAGGCGTTTTTGGGCTTCTTGTAGCTCACGCCTTTGGGTTATAGTAGCTTCTTCTAAGCGTTTTTTGGTTTCTACATCACGTTTTTCTATGTCCTCAAATAAATCTTCAGCTTTTAATATGCTTTCCATTTGGGCTGTTAAGTCTGTAGGTTCTAATTCTGGTTTAGGTTCTTCAGGTATATCAGTTGGTATGTTTTTTACGCTAGGGATATCAACTGGTTCTGGTTCTGTAACTTCTAAGGGTGTAGTTGGTTCAAGTTCTTCGCCAGTAATAGTTTCTGGTAAAGGTGGTAAAGGTAAACCAGCAGCTTCAAAAGTGGCCTGTCTTTGTTCTTCTGTTTGGCCGATTGGTGTTGGTTCTGTAACTGGCAGACCCGCTTCAGCTTTTAGCCTTGCATCTAATTGCTCATCTGTTGGTTCATTTGGTATTTTAAAATCTTTTGGCATGTTACTTGAATCTTAATAAATAAACTGGAAAGGTAACTGTGTTAGCAAGCGTTCCGGTTGCTGCTGCCCTTACACGCAGCCTATCACCTGCTTTTACCAATCCAGCATTAATGGAAGTGGAAAGTGTTAATTCACGAACTGTATTGGCTGCTAAAGCTGAACCACCTGTTGCCTTAGTTGTATTGACATCAGTAGCAGCAAGCATAGCCGTAGAACCCGAACCATCCCTTCCCAAATTAGTAATACTAAAAGTTATGTAATTTGTGTCATTGGCTGCTAAAGCATCTACACCCGAAAAGTCTGCTGAATCTAACGAACCTGAAAATGGGGCTATAATATACCAATCTGTATTTCCGGTGGTGGCTATAGTAGCTGGTGTTGCAATAATTTCACTTTTAACATCACCAAACAAATCAATGGCATTAACCGATTCTGACATTAACCCATCGTGTTTGTGTTCACGAATTTGTTGGTCTATGTATTGTTTTGTTTCTTCATTCGGCATAATCGTAATAAATTACTATTCTTCTAATACCATCATTCTCGGTGGTGTTACTTATTTGAAGTTTTAAGGCCGTAATATATTCTTCACGGCCACTACCTGAATATCCAAAACCTATTAAGTTAGGAACAGTATAAGTGTTAGTTATTGTACCACCAGCAAGAGAAAGGTTAGCATAAGCCGCACCATCTTGGGTTTGATGACTAATTGTAAAGTTATTAGTAGAGGCAGCTTGGCCTAAAAGTTCCATTGTGGCACTTAGATTTTTTACTGGCCGTGGAAAACGATACCAGTTTGTATATAAAAGCAAGTTATTTAAATTAGTAGGTGTGGCTTCTACATCTAAATGGTAGAACTCGCCTGTTTCCACCTCACTAAAACCTATCTTATTATTGCCTGCATCAAATACACAACTAAAATTAGTGGTGGAAGCTGAACCGCCTATATAGTTATAATAGGCATAATAAAAGGCTTTCTGGTTTCTTATTATTTCACCAAAAGCCAAAATTTGATAACCATCTACTACATATAAAGTATTATTTAAAGAAGCAAAATTGTGTTTCCATGGCAACTCATCAAAATCCAAATCAACATTTTTTAGCTTACGTAAAAATTGAATACCTGAACCTGTAAGATAACCTAACCTTTGGCCATAACCTACATAGATAACACCTTGATGCGGATGAAAAGCAGTAATCCTTTCTTCAACAATCATTGATTTTATAACTTTGTTTGAGTAACCATCATACCACAATACCCTATTAACACCCGTGCCTAAATCACTAGCATCCCAAGTGGAAACTGTTGAAATAAGCATTTTGCCATTACCAGGATCAATTCCTAAAGCCACAATAATTTGATGGCTTGGCAATGTTAGAATAGTGGCTGGTGCTGAATTAGCTGCTGTCTGCCTTAGAAGCAAGTTTTTATCCCCATAATAAGCATTATCTTCAAAGACTATGGCTGGATGTGGGACTGTGCTAGTAGTAAAAGTGTGCCAGTCTTGTGTAATTGTATTATCATGTTGCCACCTAACAATAGTTGAAAAATTAGTTACGTATGCTTCACCACCAAAAGTGATTATATCCGTGATGCCTTTTTCGTAGTTTCTAGTAGTATCAGTTGCATAAGCTGCCGCAATTATTTTAGTGCCATTGTAACGATAAAAAGTTCCGTCTTGACTAGAATTATTACCTACCAATAAACGATAATCAGACATTGCTGTTGCCATATCTGGTGCTGAAGCAATTATACTTACTGTTGTGCTTAGTCTATTATCAGTGTCTGCATCTGCCGCTTGTGCTGCCGCATAAACAACACCTGGCACTGCTTTTAGGTTCAAACCATAACTTTCAGGTGAAAATCCGCCATCATTAATTTCGGCATCTGATGACATTCCTTTTACAAAGTCTGCTGCATCTATGACAAGTTGTCGTTTACCCATCATACGTAAAGTATTGGTTTAGTAGTAATCCTTTTGTTGGAATCTTTATCTCGGTTAGACATAAATGTTAACAGTTCTTTCATTCTTTGGTCATAAGCGGCCTTTAAGTGGTTGGCATTAGGAAGTCCATTAGCTATGGCATAATCATAAGCTGGGCCGTAGGCCAATAAATCATGCCAGGGTGAAGGAAAACCTGGTTCTTTTGTCCCCGTAGTAACTTCACCTGAAGTGTATTTGTCTGCTGTTGTTAGAAAGAAAAGTTTAAGTCCATTGGCAAGTGTTACACTAACTCCATTGTCTGGAGCTGGGTAAAGTACAATATGATTATCCCTAATTTCATAAAAGTATGGTTGGGCATCTGTTTCGTAGTATTCTGTTTGCGCCCAGCCTTCTTCGTGGATTTCTTTTAGTGAAGTGCGTTTTAAAACGTGCCAATTGCCATCTTGGTCTAACACCTCTGCACCTATGATGACAAGTGGTGTTGCGATATCAGTTGTTCCCCAATCTCTTAAATCGTATTCTGCCTGACTATTAGTCATCGTGATGGTATAAGTTGGAAAAGCTGTTTTGTTGAAATCCCCAAACAATGATTGACCACCTGATGTATGTGAAAGTATTTGGCCTGTAACTTCTTCGTAGTATTTATTGACAAGTATTAAAAGTTGTGCATCAGTAAAATTGTTTGATGTTGTGCTTGTTAGAAAGCGACTTAACGTGTTGATGTCTGCGATTGTCATTTTATTTTAATTAATTATAATCTCATCGCTGCCCCCATATCACAAGTAAGGGGCAGAGTGAAATTACGCTACGTTCACATCAAATACCAAGCCAGCATGTGCTGTTGGTGTCAAGTGGCCGATATCTATTCGTGAATAGAAAGCCCTACCAGAGAAGAATGTGTTGGAATCACCGGCTGGAAAATCAATTGTGTGCGCTCGCCCATAAGTTGCACGGAGAATACCTAGTCTTTGGATTTTCTTTACACCTGCAAAAACGTGGTTTGCGGTGTGGTCATTTGACCAATAGTGGTCGCATCCAAGATAGTGAATTCCTTCAACAGTGCCTTCCTTTAAGGCTTGGTCTGCCGTGGTAAATCCGTTGCCTTGTACAAAGGCTTCGAGGATTTCGAAATCAGCAGCTCTCCACACGAATCCAACTCCATAGCGGTTCATCATTTCTTGTCCATTTCCTTCTCTAATTTCACGTTTTACTCCACGAATAATATCATCAATGTTGTTAGCCGCTACTGTGATTTGGGTAGATGCTGAACCTCCAGCACCAATACTTGATGTCCCAAAATCAGTCCAAGAACTGTGTTGTGCTAAAACATTGCTTTCAATAAATTCGTTTAGTAGTGCGCCGATTCTATCAAACAATTCAGCAGGTTTTGTCCAAGGAGATTGTGCTAGATCAGCCCAGTCAACATAAATTCCAAGGTCACGGCCTGTTGAAATTGTTAGAGTTTCAGCAGTTTCCACAAACGTGGTCATTGAGTGTCCTGTTCCCCTAGTTACAGTTTTCACTGATGGGGTTGTGGACATATAGGAACTAGAAATTACCCGTGTGTCTGTATAGGTAACATTACACATTTCTTTCCATGTCGTGGGATGATCGAGTCTGTCTTGCAAAACATCATCAAATAATGTTTCGTAGGTGACTGTATTAGCTACGGTCATTTTTTCGTTTGATTATGTCCTGTAATACCAAACGAGATTGACCTAATTTAGTCGTTATAGAATTGCTTGCTTGACTTAGAACTGTCTATTAAAGCTCTTGCAATTTTAGCCCGTGTCTTTCTATCCGGCACTTGTTCTTTGGTTGGAGGAACGCCTTTAGCAACCCAATGTTCTACTGAATCAGTTGCTTTGGTTGTTCCCCTACTGCCTTTAATGCCGGATGTTGCTTTTTCCTTTGCCTTTGTTGATCTAAAATCTTCTAAGGCAGATTGGAAATATTTGTTACCCAGCAATTTAGGAAGATTATCTTTTGTAAGATTTGCCTCTTTTAACTGCTCTGTAACAAAATCAATTTCTTCATCTGTCTTTATTCCCTCAACTTTCAGATAAGTGAGTTCGGTTAGACCAAATTCATCGCTTGGTTCTTTGTTTTCAACTTTTTCCTCTTTAGGTGGAGGATTATTTTTTTTATATTCCTCAAATTCTTCTGTTGTTTTTTCAAACTTTTCTTTATATTTTTGCCGTTGAGCATCAAGAGTTGCAATTTTTTCATCAGAGTTTTGCTTCTCCTCGTCATTTGTTGAAGTTTTGTCTTCTTCAGGATTTTGGGAGTCCTGAACCTCCTCGTCTTTTGTTCCCATAATTGGATAAGTTTAGTCTTATAAGTCATTTTAAGGGTTTTGTCCCTGTGTCATTTTTAAAGGGTTTTGTCCCCCAACTCTCTATTAATCAGGTAAAGTCTTAAAGATTGCCTGACAATTACCTGGATTTACACTAGAACCTTCTGCACCGCCATAAAACGGTTCTTGCTGTCCTGCTTGGTTCAAAACCAACCATTCACCTGGTGCAAAAACTACATAATCAGTAGCTACATCTGATGAGGTAACACTTACATTAAGTGTTGAAGATGCAACAAAATACAAATTAGTGGTTGCACCTAAAGTATAACCATTTCCGATAACTGTTGAAGAAGCAAGAGATAACCCCCAATTAGCAATAGTAGCATCAGCTAACTTGTAACCTGACGAAGTTGTGGCATTAACAGCCCATTCAAGATAACTAGCCGTGCCAGTTGAATTAGAGAAAGAAGCTGAAGCAAACATTAAAGTGCTTGTTGCAGCAGTTGGTGATTGAATTAAACAAGTGGTTGTTGCTCGAGTCTGCATTGCAACAGAATTATGATATTCGCATACTTCATTTATGCAGAGATAATCTGAATAAATATCTGGGCCTGGAAAAGCACCTAAAGTTATTTCAGGCAACTCAGCATCAGCAATTTTTTCAACAATAGCATCACCCACTTTATCACCTGCTCTTATGCCGATAGTGGTCAAAAGAGTGTCCCAAATAGAACTTTGAGATTTGGCTGTCGAAGTTAATCCAATAGCCAATAAAAGAGCTAAAGTAACTCCTAAGCCAGCCAGTATCTTCTTATCTATCTTTTTATTTTTCTTTTTCATCTTTCTTTTTTGTTTTAGTTTTAACTTCGACCTTTTTTGTTTTGACGATTTTTTTAAGGGTCGCCAAATCCCTTTCTTCCTGCTCGCGGAACTTGTCCTTGAGAGAATACAGTTTATATTTTTGTAAACCCATAATTTTTTAAAATTAATTTTAATCCCAAACAATAGTGGTTGTACTGATAGACCCTGATCCTAGATGAAGGAGTAAGCCATCATTAAATGAAGTATTGAAGGTATAAGTTCCTACTGTTGGACTTCCAGGAAAGTGAGCCATTAATATACTAGTTGAAGCTTTATCTGACGCTCTTTTAGAAATATCAGAAGTAGTAGCATCATAAAACTCCATATAACCTGTCCCTGCAATAGTGATATTTACATACCTTAATGTACCCCATCCTTCTTTAAGTGCAAGAGAATCAGTTAAACCTGCATCACCAGGATTAGTAGTAGTGGAATTATACATTGCTAAAGAACCTAATGATGGTGCTATTGATTTTTCGGCTGGCTTTTTAACAAAACCCCAATAGAAAATGCCAGCCAACAATAAAGCTATCGCCATTCCACCAAAGAAAAATGATTTTGCGTTTTTGTTCATAATTTCTTTTTTTAATTAATTAATTCAACCTTTTGGCGATATAAAAACCGCCAATAATATTGACGGCCACAAGCTCCTATAAGAGTGTCTGGTGTGGCCGTCAAGCTCTTTCCAGACGCTCTTATAAGAGCAAAGAGTTATTTAATTGTTAAGTTATAATCCTATGTTTCCTTCTTTTTTAGTTTCCTGTTCTGCTTTGTTGGCATACTTTTTTAATTCCTTAAAGCCCATGTCCAGCATACTAATTGCCAATCTTTCAGCAGCTAATGTTTGCACATCCCTTGTCCCATGATTTTTTAAGAACTGCTCCCTTAATACTTTCTTAACGGCTTCTGACATTATCTTATCTGCTAAAAATCTTTTTATCTTTTCTTGCTGTGTTGTATCAAGCATTTTGTGGTGTTAATGTTTGTGGAACTTCTAATTGTCTAATTGGCTGTTCTGGTTGAGCTGGCATCTGCATTAAGCCTGAAAAGTCAACTGGGTTAATACCGCTAAATTCTAGTATATCATTAAAAGCCGAAGCCATTCCCTCTAATTGCATTGTTTGCTGGAAACCTTGTGGATTTGAGAAAACAAACTGGAATATTGAAAGTATTTTGTCTGATAGCACAGCTAGGTTTTTCTGTTTACCGGCAATGTTTATCCCCATTTTTATTTCTACGCCCTTAAATTCGTCTTTCATTATTTCAAGAAGCCATTTATTGCCTTTTTTCTTGACTTCTTCACGAATTTGCGGTTCTAGCACCTCTTTTGGTGTTGGTATTTTACCGCTTAATATTTCTTCGTTTCTATAATCATTTACTTTGTTTTCAATGAGTACATCTGAAGCCCATTTTAACTCTTCAGAAGTTAAGGTAGCAAGGAACTTGACACCTTTCATTATTTCTTTTTTTATTCTGGGGATAATGTCCCAACGATATAACTCCTCAATAAACTTAGCTCGTTGTCCTCTGCGCCTATCGTGTATTCCCCTGCCTTGTGCCACTGTTCTTTCCTGGCCTCTAAATGTAGTACCTGAAGGTGGTTCTTTGCCTAATATTGGGTCAAAAGCTGAGCCAGCTGTTTGTGCAATTTCAAACCATGAATTAATGCTTTTTTCAAATAACTGAACTCCCATTGGATTGTCTGTTGGTACTCTAAATATTCTTTTGTTGTCCTCAATAGTGGTTATTTCGTTATTATCCATGTCTGTTATTTTCTGTCTGTCTGTGTAGTTATCATCATCTGTGTATAAGACATTCTTAGAGCCAGCTTCCAGCATATTGGTCTTGTGTATTTCAAGAAAATTAGTCCATATCTGTGGGTGCAAAAGACTTTCACCAACACCTCTGCCTAATGCCCTGCCATAGATTTTTTTACAAGTATGGAATTTCACAGCAGGTTCTTTTTCTTCCATGCGGAACAGCGTTACGCCTTCTTCGCCTTTCTTGCCTTTGTAAAAAGCAACAATATGAAGCTGATTGTAATAATCCTCCATATTGTCGTTGTCCTTTAGGTAGTGTTCGGGCAGTGAACCCCTGACAATATATATTTCGATATTCTTGGTTGTTGTTTTATTGTCTTGGTGCATTGCTCTACCAGACGGAGATTTTGTTGCTTCTGCTTGCAATATAAGTTCATCTATAGAAATAGTTGCCCCATTTGCTTCATTGCCCCAGCCCTTAGCTGACATTTGCCGCAGTTTATCAGGTGTGAAGTTATATTTTACACCAAAAACACCGCCCATAATGTCTGTTTGGTCGCAGAACGCTATTGACGGCATATATATGACTTCAGGGTGTTTTTCACCTTTTTGCACCAATACACCGCCATAGTCAAGGTCTTCTTCGGTTATTTCATCTATTAAGGTGTCAATATTGTTTTCTTTGACATAAACCTCATCATGGTATTTTTTTATTAAAAAGGACAAAATCCTGCCTCTTTCCTGTTCTATGAAAAAAACAATGTCCTTAACTTCTATGTCCTCTGTCCAATAAGAGAGATTAAGGACTGGTTCCATTATGTTATTAAAAGCCCTTAGCCAGTTATTTTCACCTTGGAAGAATTTGCTGTTCTTTAAGTGAAAAATCATTTGGACATGGTCTTTAAAGTTCCAGTTCCAGTTATCCCCAACTCTGATTTCATTAGCATCAAAGTTTGCTTCTTCAGTTTTTATGTATTTGTAAATATCGGAACTAATCATCGAAATCGCTAAATAAAAGTTTAATATTTTTTAAAGCTATGTCTTGTCGGGTTTTTCCTGTCTTACCCCACAAGCCTAACACTGTAAAAGGTTGGAGAATTTTCTCACGTTTTAGTTTGCCTTTCTCCAGTAATAAAATACCCACCGATTTTGCAACTGGTGGTTTTAACTTGGTAAGAGTTTCTTCTAAAGTCTTGCCCTCGGCTTTGTAATACTTGCCGAGAACCTTTAATGTGGCTTTAATTTTAGTTATTTTTGGCATTATAGTTGTATACCTAAATCTTGTGCTTTTACAAAATTCCCTGATCCTCTTTGTTTTGCAATAGCATCAAACTTTTGTAAATCACTCATTACTTGCTTTTTGGGTTTATTAGCAAGTTTCTTTTCTGTGTCTTCAATTACTTGTTTGTGTGTCTTAAAACACTCTTCGCAAAAGTAATCATCTGGTTCAGGAGATTGGTATTCTCTTTTACATTTTACGCACGAAACTTTGTATGTAGTCATTATACACTAAAATTAAAAATAATAAAAGTGTTTATTTAACATCAGGGAAAAACTTTTTTATTTTTTCCCATTTTTCCATTTTACGAAAGTCTTGTGTAATTTCTTCTCCCTTAAAAATATCTCTTTTTGCCTTGTCTGTATTAAAATCATAATTGGGTTTATTGTTATGCTGGACATATATTTGCATTAAGGTATCCGGACACATAAAGTGCGAACCATTAACAACTTGTGGAAAGTGTTCTAATATCATTTCTCTTACATCCGGTCTTATTTTATCAAATTCCTCATATGGTAAATCTAGCAGCTCTGGTATTACATTTACATAAAGCCTATCGCCTTTTTTAATGTTTCTCATTGCATATACCACAACTTTACCACGTGAAGCCCCAAGCCTTGTTTTAACTGCCCCATTAAGCATCTTTATCGCTTGTTTGTATTTCTTTTTTCTGTGCTTTTCTTCTTCTTTTTTACGCCTTGCTTCACGTCTTTTTTCTACCCTAGTCATGCTTTCTTTGTATCTTTGTTCACCGCTTTTTTTCATATAGTTTTAAGTTTTGTTTGTTAATCATAATTCCCATAATACGTTTCCAGTTTTGGTATTGCTCAAAACTCTTGAAGCCTAAATCTCGTATCATTTCAGCTTTCTTTTTTACTTTAGCTTGACATCGTTTGCATTTAATAAACTGTTTTATAGTCTTGTGTCTGTGGTCTGAAACCATTGTGTTGACTATTTTCTGTTCTGTTTCTATGAAGTTTTTGGGGTCTTTTAGCTTGTCCGGCAGGCCTTCAAATATAGGATTCTCTTTGGCTTCTTTAATTATTTTTAGTGTTTTTTTATCCATTAATAGTAGTAATCGCCTAAATGAAATACTTTTACTGTTTTATCACACCAAATGTCATATCCTGCTTCCCTTGCTATTTTGCAAAACCACATATCATCTCCTGTAATGCAGTTTCCGTGTTCATCTGATTCATAAAAGAACCAAGGGTGTTTTAAGTTTTTAAAGACATTTGTTTTTATTAAAAGAAAGCCTGTTGCTATGCCATCACATTTAGT